GAAGGTGTTTCTTTACGCGAAGCCAATACGCCTCGGTGGCCTTTTTCTTGTCACCGCTGGGACCGCCTCCGTTCCATTTACGGGCAAGCTGCTCGGTAGTGCAGCCTTTGCCCCAATGCTTCAGATAAGCCTCGCACACAGCCCTGGCCTGCGCTCGGTTGGTCATGGATTCCCAGCGGTAATGGCTGCCTGTGAATCGGTTCACGTCCTGCACCACACCGCGGTGGATCTGCAGGGGGCCTACAGCGCGTCCGTTGTCGCCGATGGCAAGATCATTGCCGGAGGACTCTACCGCGATTAGAGCGGTGATTAGGTTGGAGAGAGTGGTCATGGTTTGGAGAGTGTTGCGCGTTGGTCGGTCGCGCCCCCGGTGGGTGGTATTCGCCCCATCCGGGCGTAAAATCAAAGGGCTTAAACGGCAAGCGTCAGATCGGTGTTCATAACAACCTCTCCGGACCAGCGGTTGATGCAGTTTGCGAGTGCTGCGGGCTGAAGCGTTTCCCAGTCTAGTAATGCGTCGGCAAGTTCAGGGAATCCGGAACATTGCAATCCGGCGGCCATACCAGAGATAAACTCCCCGTTGATGCCGTGACCTCCAATGATTCGTCGAACAAATTGCGTTGCAACGGCCTGCATGGTTTTCTCAATGTCGCTCTTGGTCATGGGTTGAATATGACCAAGACCATACTTACCGTCTACAGAGAAAACTGTTTTTCTGTAGATTTGAGAGAAAACCCAATGTTTGCAGGGGTAAAACAGGGGTCAAATTCCCTTGAGATCAACGAAACTCAGGGTCAGGTAGCCCTGGTCATTGTTTGCCGCGTCGAAATAGCTGACAACCTGCTGAGTCTCTCGTTGAGAGTACGAGCGGTACGGCTTCATCCGAGTGGGCGCGACTGGCGGACTTTCGGTAGGTTGACTGTTCTCGGTCTGCCAATTGCCTGAAGTAAATCCGAAACTCCTGCACCAGGTCTGGATGTTTTGAGGCGGCACAAAATGATAAAAAGTGCCCACGCTATTCTGGCCGCGGTAGCACTGCACACCGTATCCGGTCAGGAGATCGTAGCCGGCCTCGGTGATATACAATGCATCCAGGTTGAAATCGGGCTCGTAGCCCGTGCCATAGAATCCAGGAAGGCCTGGGGCAAAGTTCTGGGTGCACAGGCACTGCGACTGCGTCCAAGAGTCGAGGCGCCACTGGAGCAAGTTCCACAGCCAGGCCGACTTCGGGATCTTGTGGAAGAATGGGCCGCAGCCTGGGCCGCCGTTTAAAAGGCTTTTTGCAAAATACGGTATCGCAAAAATGTAGGTATTGCTTTCCCAGTCGAACTTAATTGACGTCAGATAATCAGCGTTTGCATTTACCGGTGAACCCATTGAAAGCGGCACCGTCGAAGCAAACCGGGCACCTCGTTCATCGTTGAAGACATCGTCGATAGCCACCTGAACCAGAGTAACGAATGAGGAATTTGGCCCATCGGGCTTAATGGCAAACTTTGGCGTTTTGTTTGGGCTGCCTAAGATCCGAACCGAGGCATCAACACCGTTTGGGCCTCCCCATTTGTTGATCCAGAAATCCGCTTCAAATCCGTTGGTTGATTGATAGTCAGGGTCACCGGTACTGGCTCGCATCAACTCGTTGTCGTAGTTGCCAGAGCTGAATCCCCAAGGCCCTCCTGGAGGGATGTAGGCCGCATTGATGGCCCCTTGATACATTGTCGAAGAGGTTGGAATAGAGTTACCAATCTTCGTTGGGAACATATTCTGCCAAGGTATCCCAGGAGATGTTGCTCCCGCGTTTCTGGATGGCCCAATCAACACCGTTCGATTGGCCGAGTTCATGTAAAAGTTTTCCCAAGGCCCTACACCGAAGCCTGGTATTCGGGATGTGTTGTAGAGATCGCTGGCTAAAGCATATTCCTCGTAGTCGATTAAAATGTTTGATTGGATTCCGAAAGGGGATCCGGTACTGCATGCCAGCCCTTGAGGCGTCAACCTAAGAAGGCCGATCTTGTCCTCGGTGATGTCGTGGACGTCGTCGTAGCTGTTGATGAATCCAGCCTCAACAGCCAGACGGCGCCGGACATCAAGCACCTTGTCGAAAATCGTGGCCTCGTTTCCGAAAGACCAGAACGAATCGAAACTGCTAGAATTAGGATAGACCGTCGAAATTGTTATGGGTGTCGTGCTAATCATCCAAACAGGACTTTCTCCGTTGTTGAAGATGTTGCAGTCGATGGGTGTAATTTCAAAGTAACCGCGGAGGCTGGTAAGTGTGATGCTTGTCGGGTTTTTGACCACTGTGATTCCGATGTCCTGGAGCCGTTGGACTAAGCTACCAACACCCGGGAAGTTTACTTCGCTATCCTCATAGGTCGGATTTATTGCATCTGGGTCGATGGTGTATCTGACCCGCGCCCGTCCCCAGGTGAACACCAGATCACCGAGTTGCTGCCTCCAATCGGACGGGTCGGCATAGACGCCTGGATAAACCTCTCGAATATCGTGATGCACCTTCGGGTCGATCTGGGCATCCATCGTGTGAAGCCAGTCGAACATGATGAACGGGTTGGCCACGTTGTTGGCCTGGGCCGACCGTTCCAGAGCCAGGAATGGCGAAGTGTTGGGTATCTGCCAGCTCGGCGGCCCTTCGGCAAAGAACGGCACGTCTCCTGGGAAGTACGGGAAGAAATGATAACAGAAGTCACCGTTGGGCCAACGCGTGGCCCAGGTGCCATCCGGGCGGCGTCGGAAGGCCCGTACTCCCCCTGGACCCACATACTGCCTGTCAGCGCTGCCATCGGGCAATTGCAGCAGCACCCGCACGGTCGTGGTGCCGCAGTTGTGCACACGCCAGCAATCGTAACGCTGGTAAGTCTTCAGAATCCGAAAATCGCTCAGGCCCTCGATAGCGATCTCGGCGACAGCTAAACGGTGCTTGTGGATCCGACCAGGAGGCAGGGTTGGGTCGGAAGGCCCGAGACTGCCTCGGACGTAGGACGTGAGACCGGAACCGTCCTGCGGATCCCAGCCGAGGTGCACGTCGTACTCGATGCCGGCCACTTCACGGCGCAACAGCTCATAGCTGTAGTGAATCTTGCCGACGTCACAGCTGAATGAATCACCGGCGGTGCTGTGGTGATCGACGTAGACTTGGCCACCAGCCTCATCCAGATACTTGTTCTCCAGCTTTGACAGCTCGATCCGGGCGGCCACCTGGTTATGCTCGTCCCGGTAGTAACCGATGCCGGGAATGCTCGGGTCGGGCACGCCGCCGTCGTCCTTTAGTCTTAGGGCTGTCTCTGGGTCGTTCCGGTAGACGTACCAGACGCCGTAAGGGAACGGCGCCGACCAATGGGCATAAGAGAATCTTGATTGAGCCCACAGTGGGCCCATCTCATTCAGGGCTGCTCGACATTTCGCGTCGAACCGGCTGTACAAGTTGTTCAGGTTTGCGGCCGTGAACATCTTGTCCTTCCTGTCTGTTGCGTAGGGCATGGGTCAGTAGAACCAGGACTCCTCGGATGTCTGCACCGTGCTCGACATTACCGGGGTTTTTAGCGTCGTTCCGTTGGCATTCTGCTCGACCCGTTGGCCAGGCCCGGCGACGAGCTGGACCCGGCGCACGGCCTCGATGAGCTGGTTGATGGCCCGGGCATGGTCCGCCTTAAATCCGGTCTCGGCCAGTTTAGCAGGCAGTTGGATGGCCATGGCTGGTTAGATCTCGCAGAACTGAGCGAAAATCTTTACGGGGCTGTTGCTGGCTTTGACATACATCGTAGCGTCAACCCAGGGAATCAGAATGAACTGCCCGGCCGGGATCTGGAACGAGTAGGGTGAGGAAGGTCCGATGGAGACCGGGTTGACCAGGTCCAGATTGACCACCAGGAGGCGGTAGGGTGTCCCGAGGTCAGCAGTCAGATCCAGAGCCTCGTCGCTCGTGCCGACCACCTGAGTCTGCTGTCCCATGTCGGTGCCGGTCATATTGGCCACCGTGGTGTAAGACTGCGAATTGATTACGGCGCCGCCTTTGGAGGCGTACAACCGCGCGGACATTTCGACTTCGTTGGCCATGGTGTTGGTTGGTTAAATCTCGCAGAATGTGGCCTGCACGGTCACCGCGGAGGTGTTGGCCAGTAGATAGAGCGTGGCGCTGACGTAGGGCAGCAGCAGCGTCTCACCGGCAGGCACACGCATCGTGTAGGTGCCGCTGACGAATCCCAGCTCGATGTAGTTGGTGCTGTCCAAGTTAGATATCAGGAGCTTGTAGGGGCTGGTAACATCGACTGGGACATCGAGGGCCTCGACGCTCAGACCGATGACCTGAGTCTGAGAGCCCATGTCAGTGCCGACCATGGTGGCACTCTTGGTGTAGGTTACGCTCGGGAGATAAGCGCCGTTTTTAGAGGCGTACAACCGGGCCGTCATTTGGATTTCGTCTGCCATAGTGTTATTTGGTTAGTGTTAAATGAATGGGTAAATGTCGATATCGTATGCTGCGAAAGTCCAAGAGATGTTCTGCTCAACCATGTTTGTTTTTACAATTAAAGTGCTTGAGTAGTTTGTTTGCTTCCATCCCCATGCTGTTCCTAATGGAGCCATTACTTTTCCGGTTCTTTGATCAATAGGAACATTCGGAAGCATTGTGTAGACTGAGAAAGGAAGGTTCCATGAAATAATAAAGCTAGAAGGTGTATATACAGGAGGTATTCCCTGTGGGACTTGAGGAAGGCCGAGGCTTCCAGAGAATGTAGCCACACGGCTAAGGCTTATTCTAGGCAATGTAAACGAGTCTTCGCCTCGACATAGCTTCTGAAATACTTTATTTGCGATTGGTAGATTTGCCAGTGGAGACACATTTAGCTTAAGACCGTTGTTCACGGAGTCTTCAATGGTCTTCTTATAAAGAGCTGGATCACCCATTGATTCGGCTTCAGCAGCGACGGCTGGCAAAGCAAAAAGCGAGATGTCGACGTAGTCGGTACGGAACTCGTAGCGGATATCCGGAGTCTCCTGTCCGGCCACAGGAACCACGGCTGAGTCTATAGGGTCTCCAGGATCCGCAGTCGGTCCAGAAAAGGTAACAGTGGCCGAGGCAAACGGACCGTCCTCGACCGTGTTGTATTTTGCGCCAATGCTTGACCATCCGAGTGTTGCTAATCGGATCGCGTCCTTGGTGCCGCGATACTCTATCGTCCACACCGGGCCTGTCCCGGATCCGGATTGATCGAACCGCCGACTGACCTCGATGTAGCCCGGAAAGTTTGCTAACTGTGATGATTGATGGATCGTCGCCATGTTATTCAGAAACGGCTTCGGCCGTTTTCTTGGTGTTCTTGGATATGTCTCTTAGATCCTGGGCCTGCGTTCTCACATTACCGAAATATTTATCCATGTTGGACTGAAAGGATGTGAAACCACCAGTCTTGGCTAGCTGGTCGCCGGTAGAGGCAGAAACGGCCACAGTCTTAAATGCGGTTTGCTGCTCAACGATCTTCGACTTAGCCCGCATTTCCTCGCGTCGTTGGCGCTCGGCTTTCTTGTCTTCGGCCTCGGCATCCATTTCATCCAATGCGGTCCTTCTGGATTGGGAGAACTGCTGGAACCAGTGATCGATCTGGAAGCCTGCACGACCTGGGTCGAACATAGCGCCAAAAAATCCCTGGATGCCTGCGCCGAGGGCGTCGAGTTGTCGGAGTAAAGGAGAACCGAAGTCGGCAATCATCGTCCCGATTGCAACCTCAAGGCCTTTCTTCATGGTGTCAACGCGGTCGTTGAACTCGTCGAGAGATGCCACCACCTCGTTGGACATTACAAGGCCGAGGTTTCGAGCCTTTTCCGCAGCTGAATCTAGGCCTTCTGCCATTGCTGGGATCAGTGCACCAGCGCCTTTGCCCGCGAGTTCTCTCAATGGACTAATGAGTTTCTGAGGATCCACACCTTCGAAGAATGGCTTTCCAGTGGCTAAAAATATCGCTTCAGAACCTTTTTTGACCGTCTCCATTGAGATTCCCATTTTGTCAAACAGCTCAATGGATGCCTTATCTCCAGCCAAGGCTTTCATTCGGGCAATTGAGATCTTCTCAACAGCTCCGGAGACGTCATCAAGGCTAGCTCCGCTTTGCTCGGCGGCATACTGCATCTCTTGCAGGAACTCGACCGACACGCCCAGTCGGGTAGAAAGGTCGTTTAGCTTTCCGGCTGTCTCAATGGCCCTCATTCCAAATTCGGCGATTTTGTCGACCGCAAACATCCCGGCCAGTGAACCGGAGATTTCTCGACCGATGCCCTTTGCCATCGACTGCGATTTCTTAAGGCCGGTCTCGAAAGCGGTGCCATCGAGGCCAAGTTTTGCGATGAGTGAGAAGATGGCCATGGTGTCAGTTTTTCTGTGCTTCCTGCTGCTTCATCCACCGCCATAGGGCCTCGTCCTTCGGGCTCCACAATTCAACGTCACCATGAGTCTCGGCTCTAGCCAGGACAAGGCGCTCGGCGTCACCGATAGGCATAGCCAGGACGGTGTCCTCCTGGAGCCCGATCTCTAGGCAGCAGGCCAGCATCCGCTCAGGCCACGGCATTGCGAGCTGCCTTGAGGCGCCTGGTTTAGTCAGGATCTCAGGCGCGGTAGATTGGTCAGCCATCCACTCGTTCCATTTATCGAGCTCGGCCTCGAATGACAGGCGCTTCACCTTCCAGGTCCAAGCCTTGAGCGCCAGGTTGCGGAACGGTGAATAGATAGCAGCCATCGACTCCTTGATCGGCTGGGAGCAGACGAGCACCGCGGTCATAAGATCGGAACGGCCTACATGACCACCGACAACCAGGGGCGAACCGATGCGGTGAAGCATCAGTGAGTGTCCCACCGAATACGGCACCAGCCGCAGCCCCATCACAATCGGACAGGGCTTGGCTGTAGCGTTTAGGATGTCGGCCAGGGCGGTCACAAGTTGGTGGCCGCGCCAGCGCTAATTGCCGGGAATCTCTTGAGAGTGATCGTCCCGGTAGCCTTGCCAGTCTGGGTTGTCTTGATCGAACCGCCGCCAGCATAGATCCATCGGCCACCGCTGGCGGTGTTGATGGCGTCGGCATATCCGCCGACATTGATTGCAGGGGCTCCAGTGATCTCAACAGTGCCGTTTCCTAGAGGCAAAGAGGCACCTTTTAGACGCTCACCCAGTGCAGTTGCAGGAGTAGCGTTAGTTCCAACAGGAACGAAATTGACCGTCAGTGTCAGCCGGTTGTTATAGGCAATGTGTCCAACCACCTCACCGCTGCTGTTGCGCACCTCTTCGGTGTCGCATTCGTGGGTGATGTCGTAGCTTTCTATGTCTGGAGATATGTAGCCAGTAACAATGAGCGAGCCGGTGGCGTCGTACATTGCCAATGTCGCCGGTGATCCGAAAATGTATTTGTTGCCGTGTACGTTAGCCATAGGTGTGTGTGGTTAGATGGTTGCCGAACAATAGAGTGTGAAGGTCCGGGTAAACGTCCTGGACCGATTAGAGATTGATGAGCCACCAAAGTCCAGAGGGGCTGCAAACTGCGCCGTAAACGGGCCGCTGGCGTCGTTTGATGGAGCATCAAGGGCAGAGGCCCCGGCGTCGTCGAACAGCGGCAGGATCCGATTGTCGAGCACCTGGACGGTGGTCAGCATTGCCGACTCGTCGGTGTCGTCGGCCGATAGCTGGAGCTCGACAGCGATCTCGACCTCACAGGTCAGGTCGGTGCGCTGCATTGGCCTGGCGGAGTTGGTCGAGACAACGATCCTTGGGAAGTTGGGCATGACGTCCTGGTCGTCCGGGTCGTCATAGAGGCCGCGGCTGTAGGACGTGAGACAGGTGGGTGTTCCGGCGCCGGAGGTCGACCAGTCGGCGGCCGCAAGGTAGTCGGCGACTGCAAGTTCAGCTCTTAAGGCGGCGGCGTTCATTTGATTGAGATTCCGTTATCTTCGAGCACCTTACCGTTGGCCAGGAGGGCCTCGGTCATGTGGTTGACCATCTCCGTCGTCTCATCGTCCATGGCCTTCTGCATGGCCTGGTCGTAAATTTGAGACACCCGGTTGTACTGGCTATCAGCCACACCGGCAGTCATCACCACCGAGGCCGTCGGATTGAATCCTGGGACCGCCTGGATGCCTCGGGCCTTGGTTCCCTTGTGAGTGGCGACGTTCTCCTGGGGCAGACCGTATTGGTTGGCTAATGACAGCAGGGCGCCGTTGGTCTGCTTCGGTGCCTTGTAGCCCGGTGGCTTGGATAACGGCTTCCACTTAGGGCTCTGAAACTGGCTGAAGCCCTTGTTGTAGACCCGGATCATCTTCACCACACCGGATCTTAGATAGCCGACGGACCCGATAGCTTTTCGCATCAGGGCGGAGGCTACTGCCTTCATCTCCTCGCCATACAAGCCACGGCGGCCTGCCTTGGCCTCCTTGGCCTGAGCGATCAAGTGCACCCGACGCATGATGCGGGATTTGCCGATGCGCTTGCCCGTCTTCTTGCTCTTGCGGTTGATGTCACCGACGGGCGTCCCCAGGTAGTCGGCTATCCGGCGGCGCTCCTGGCCTGGGCTCTTGGGCGGCACCAGGACGAACAGCCGGACCATCAGGTAAAAGAACCGGCTGTTGATGGCCTTGTGAAGATCGCGGCTCGTCGTCAGCAGATACTGCTTCATGGCAGCGTCGAACTTGCTGGAGTCGACCGTCATGTTGACGACGGGCCTCACTTGGTCTTGGCCCCCAGTTCCAGGTTGTAGTAGGCGCCGGAGGCATCCACACGGCAGGACAGGATGCGGAGGGTGCGGCCCTGGTAGACCAGAGTCCTACCGACCACCGGCCGAGGCTTGCAGAAGGTTAGGGCGATGCGGTCGGTGTTCTCCTGGAGAATAAACAGGCCGTCCTCCTTAAGCAGCCTGGAGAACGTCGTGCCCTGGTCGAGCGTGTAGAGCGTCGAATCCATTGAGACCAGCGTCGAGTCACAGGTCTTCCAGTCGCTGAACATGACCAGGATCCGGGAGGTCACGTTATCCTGGAACCCACCGGAGATCGGAGTGTTGGCATCGGTGACCGCAGCCGGGATGCACCGGATCGATGTCCCCTCCCAGATGAACATGGGCGCCCCCAGCATCTGCTGGAGCACCGCCATGCCCTGCTGGAGACTGGATCCGATGGTGGTCATCAGGTGGTAAAATAAGTGCCGGAGACTATCAGGCGGCTCGTGGCCTGGAGATGGCCGGCCAAGCTAGTGGCGGCCCCTGTCTCAAATGCCGACAGCTCCAGATAGCTGGTGCCGGCGATTATCCGGGCTATCACCGAGGTCTTGGCCTGGTTGGTGCCGTTGGTCAGCCACACCGCGGCGGCGGCCTCGTAGGTGACAGCGTCGGGCAGCGATAGCCGGAGGTTGCCCGTAGCGGATCCGGTCACCGAGTTTACGGTGATGTCCGCGGTGAAGGTGGTTACGAACCCGATGGACGTGTGCCGAGCCGTGTTGGTAGTGATGGCGTAGGTGCGGCCACCGCCAGAGTCGGTCAACGTAGGCACCCAGGTGCTTGGTGTAACCAACGGCACCGCGGCATACAGCTCGTCGAAATTGTCGTTAATCTTCTCACCGGCGCCGCGGAGGGTGTCCCCGGTGTTGTCGTTGCTGATGGTTCCGATGTTGATCGTTTGCTGGGCCATAGTTTTATTTCTTTGGTAGGACGTACCATCCGGCCGGAAGTGTCACCCGGGAGGGTCCGACCAGTTTCTTGTCGGCATCAAATCCATAGACGCTGGCTTTCACCGGCTTGGCCAACATCACCGGATCACCGGAAGGGACCAGGACCACCCGTGTCATCTGGCAACCGAGGCAGTCCAGCAATGCGACCAGCCAGATCGTCCTTGAGAGCTTCGGGTGCTTTTCCATATTGAATGTCGGTTGGCGGTGTTTCTCTAAGGAAATCGAGCAGGGCTTTTAGGATCTGGTAGACCCAGTTCACGGCTTCGGAGCTTCGGCTTCCTTGGCATCCTTAGCCCAGATCAGGCCAATGCCGGCCGTGACGGCTGCAATGGTCGTAGTGATGTCCAGGTTGGTAGTGGGGTCACCGTCGAACAGGGCTTTAAGAGCCCCGCCAACAGCGACGAGAATGGCACCGATACCTGCGAGAGTGGTTTTCGTGTTTTTCATTTGGAGCGGAATAATCGAAATGCTGCGTAACAGGCGCAAACTAAGCCAATTAGCGC